TGATTTTTTTAGCCATTAGAATTTCCAGGTATAGGTTCCAACAGAACCAAAGTATTTTGTCGGATCAACCGGTTCTGGCGGTTTTGGGTGATTCGCGTTATATCGATCAGACGCCGCCTGCTCCGCACTGTAAATAACCTTCCCGTTTGGATCATAAATCACGTAATTCGCTCCAAGTTTGTACCGGTTCTGTTTATTCTGTTGATTCTGTTGAGGCTTTGTAGACACAGTTCCTCCGGTGTACTGGTTCACAGCGGTATTTGTCAAACCGGAATAGGTGGTATAGGGCTGATTATTCACAAATACCGTCTGCCCGCCTTCCGACAGTGCGGCCGGCCCGCCACCATACATCGCGTTATAATTCGCCTGTCTCTGCGCTTCGTTGGTCAGTCGTTGCATGGACTTGTCGCCCTGATACGTTCCGGTTGTTTGTTTAGGAAGAATCTTTGCGGTGCCGTACTCCTGTTTTTTGAAGTCGGCCATATCGACACCGCCTACCGCGGCTCTCCACGCATCATACTGCGCCTGATACCTTTGGCTATCAGTGACAGCTGTTTTTGCCGACTGGTAACCAAGACCCTGACGCATAAAAGCGTTTTGCTCTAAAATATCTTTTCGATTTGTAAACGGTTTTGTTGCCAACGCTTCCCACGCGTTCCACTGTCCGCCCGCAAGATACGGAGGATTGGTTGGTTGAGAAGGCTGCGCGTAATAATTCGGTACTCTAATAATCAGGCCCGGCGACAGTATAGAAACTCCCGGATTCCCGGCCTTCAACTGTGCTACCGTCACCCCGTACTTCTGTGCGATCGATTCCCAGGTATCCCCGGTCGTTACTTGTCTGTCCGGCATTGTTCACCTCACCCATTATTTCTTGTACATAGAGTCGCGCTTCCAGAATATCAATCAGCATCCGCTTCCTAGAATCCGACATCCTGACCTCCCTGCGTCATGCCAGTCTGCATTTCCCTGGTCATTTCCGGGTTCATCATCTGCGCCGGTATTCCCCCTTGATTCGGGTCAAAACCGATCCCGTTCGCAGGGTTCTGCTGCATCGGCGCATTATTCGCCATCTGGTTCAACTGCTGTTGTTGCGTTTGCAAAGCCATCTGCTGTTGTTGCGTTTGCAAAGCCATCTGCCCCTTTTGCTGCATCAAGGCCAATTCTGTCTGCAACATCGCCTCCCGCACCTTTTCCTTATCCGAAATACGCATCGCCCGCGAAGGATCGGTCACGCCAATTTCTTCCAGCGCGTATTCTTTCGGGAAACCAAGCTGCATCGCCATTACCGCGGCATTGATCTTCTGCTGTCTGTCTGTCGCAACATCCGGGGATAGTTCAACCGTCAAATTCAATCTTTCAGGTAAAGATTTTGGATCAATCAACATCTGTTTTCCAAACGTATCTTCGGCCCGCTCGTTATAAAACACAGCGGAACCATTGTGTCTGATCCACTTGAAGAACAATTTACAAATATCCGCGCTGACCTGCTCCGCCAACTCCCGGTACTGTCTGATTTTCGCCACGCCCGTCTGAATCGACATATTGTACGTTGCAAAATTCACGTTCACCGGCGTATTTCCTTCGGTCATCATCCGCGGCAAGGTGCTTTTAGACATGGCTTGCGTCAGTAAATTCAGTGCGGTCGGTATATTCGGATCAACTGGCTCCACAGGGATACTTTTATAGTCCACTCCCTGTGGTAAATCCACCCTTCCGCCCGGTGTCATGTAATCAAACTCCACCATTTCACCGCCCGGCCCCTGAAATATGTGTCTGGGTGCCGCGGCTCTGGCGATCATATCCGATATCAACAAACTTTGTGCGATATTTACCGTCTCCCAATCCCCCGAATGATAAATAGGCGCCAGTAAAGGACTGACCTGATACTGTGGGTCGGTATCCAGGGTCGTTCCACCCACTCTACACGCCCACGGCATAAACGGCAGACCGTGATCTTCGTCTACAATCTTGTAAGTCGCTCCCCCACCGTACCCATCCTCTGACGCCCACACCACTTTCCGGTCAATATCACAATACTCATAAATATATAAATCGTCATTCATAGTAGACGGGTTATTCTCGTTCACTCTGGAAGTAATTTCCTTCGCAGCCTTCCCGTAAAAGTTAATCACGTCCGCCACTTTCCACTTACTGACATATAAAATCTGCTCTGGTACAATATCCGAGTAATTTACATGCACATCTTTGGGGTGACGCACGGTAACAATCCAATCTCCGTACTCATCCCTGGCGTTCTTCCAGCGTTTTTCTTCCCCAGGTCTTTTGGCGATCTTTTCCTGCCACGGTAAATACGTTACCTGGGCAGCGACCATATCATACAGAATCGCCGACCGCATCAAATCCCTGATTACAGACGTTCTTCGTCTCAACGAAGCATCCTTCAAACACAACCCAAGATACCTCTCCCACGTTTCCGCCTGATCCTTGTTCGCATCATCATCCGCCAAAGGAACAATCTTGATCCTCGGATCCAAACCAGAAAATATCTGAATCGCCGTCTGTACCGCATCCCTGGGATCTGAATTTTTCACCGTCCGTATCCACTTATACGACTTCAACGCCGGCGGTAATTCCCACTTCACATGGTACATATCATCCATCTTCGAGAACAACTCATTCCTTTTTGAGTCGTTCATAATCATTTCAGACGCTAATCCTGTATAGTATGAAAATTCCATTTAGCCTCCCAAAGCCAAAAACGGGTTCATCGTTTTTCTTTTCTCCACCGATGGTAATTCATCATAATTCATCGGTACAACCAGCACATCCGGCATACCGCGTAACGCCCAGTACACCGCATCCATCGCATCATCGTGCCGGTTATTCGGGTATTCCCTCAACTCTTTCCGCAGCTCATTCAAAAACGGCGTATCTGCATCCGATATTCTTACACGCATACTTTCCAACCACGGCCCCATCTGCCTTTCTAACCGCTCCATCTTCCCCTTACCACCCGTTTTCATCGGAGTGATCTTCAACCCAGGCTTCAACATCAATGCCTGTATAAACTCTTCCCCTTTTCCATCCCCCTCAACTACACAATGCAGCCACCCGGGAAAAGTATTCTGCGCCTTCTCCACATACCCCAAAGCCGGTAACATGGTCGTTCTCTCCAATACCCCATCCATCACCACCGCACCGCCCATCGGCATCTTACACACATACGCCAGCGCAAAGTAATCCGTATCCGACTTCACCGCTCCCCCTACATTCCTCATCGAAGAAGCATAATCCACCCCGCCTACAATCGGCCAACTCCCATTGATCTGTGAAGCAGGAAAGTCATACCACCTGAATACCTGACTATCTGCTTTACTCAAATCCAATAAGTACATCCTCGCAAATTCAATCTTCGCGGACATCGCCCGCCGTACCTTGATCTCTGCCTCTGGAAACCGAGACGGCCATACACTCTTATAAAACACCCCGTCCATCTCAAACCCTTCCGCACACTCATTTACAATCGGCGTCTTTACCCTGATAAACTCATCTAACTCCGTCATCCCCATCACCGGATCATTCTCTTTCCACGGCGTAAATACACAACACAACCAGGCACCCTTTACAATCGTAGGAAATAAAGTACCCGTCATAATCTTCCTGACCGTCTCCATCTCCTTATCACTCGCCGTATTATTCTCATCCAAAATATCATCAATCAATAACATCCCAGTAACACGCTTCCCAATAATCGCCCGGCTCTTATACCCTAACCCAATAAACGTAGGGTCTTTCCGGTCTGAATTGAGCCTGCGCCACTGCCCATACGGTATATCATCCCGCTTTACCTCATACCCACCCGCTCCCCATCCCTTCTCCATATCCGGTACTACATTCGGAAAACAACTCTTCCACCCTGGGTTATTCGCTATGATATCAGCTACCTTCTCGGAATTATCCTGCGCTATATCATCCCCTACCTGTATCGTCAAATACGTCTTTTCAGGCTCTTGCCCAATCCGAAAACATAAAAACGCCGTCAAAACAGTCGTCTTTGCACTCCCACGAAACGCCTCTATCGCAAAATACTTCCCCACTTCACGCGCTTCATACAACTTCTCTATCCACCCACGCGCAAACCGCGTCAACTTCCTCCCCGTTATTACCTCAAAGAACGCCCCAAACCCCTCTACGTTATCATTCTCCCTGGCTACCACAGACAATAATAACTCCTCCGTTGCCTTGATCTGCTCCGGAGTCAATGTGCTGATGTATTGTTTGATCTCTTCCACACTTACAGTATAAGGTTCTACAAGAGACTGTTTTTTTAGATGAATAAGTTTCCGTAACTAATTTAGATTATTATAATTTAGATTATGTTAACCATAACATCTAAAATAACGACGTTATTGAGCGAATAGGTGTCGTATGAAAACTTGGAGAAAAAAATAGGGTGGTAAACGTGCGCACTGCAAGCCAACGGTCTTACCAAGCGTACTACCAACGTGCCCCTACCCTACCGACCATGCTGAATTTGCCATGATATTCTGACCATGCTCCGGCTGCATAGAGGGTACACCCCCCCTGAACGCTGATAGAAACACGCTCAGCTTCGGTCGCATGCGACACTGACAGGATGTACAAGGTTTCGATAATGTCAATTATCGAAAGCAAGAACGCCGGGAACCTGCATACCCCCGGGGAGTATATTGCATGGGGTGTTGAAGTCTCACGCAGAATGTATCAATGTATCAATGTATAGATGTATAGTATCCCATTGTATAGATGTTTATCCTATCTATCGCGCTGACTACCAACACTAGTGCGATCTATACCGACTACGATTAAGACGAATGTCATACCGAAACTATTACATTTGACACTATACCCGGCGCAAACAAAAAATTATACTGAGTTTAACATCAAGAACGATCATTCAGATAGGAGAAAATCATGGATACTACAACGATCATAACTCTTGCAATAGCGATCTTGCTGGTTGCATATTTTACAATCAATTTATTACAATCCAAGTTATAAGATAAGAATAATCATTCATCAGAGAGGATTAATCATCATGTTAGAAACAACAACAAAGATTAATACTGTAACAAAGATCGACCTAAGTTCAATCGAACAAGTAATTAGGGTTACCGCCGGCCGTAAGAAATTTAACGATATACCAGCAATGGAATATGGTAGATTAGTTAGATTATCGCTCGATCAATACGGTTATCACGTCGGTTCTACTGGTACGGATGGTTATCGCTTACATCGCTATTATGATAACGAACCAGTAGTAGAATATGTTTTAATCCGATCTGAACTTGCATCCATGATGCTAAAATCCAAGACTGCGCCGTGGAGCTATTATAACGGCCGTATATCCGATGGGGTATCGGAGTATCCGACATGTGATGGTGTGGTATATCCTGACACCGATTCTTGTATTAACTCGTGGACTGAAAAGTTTTCCGATACAATCTATATCGACTATCACATGTGCGATAAAATTTTTACTCTTGCAGAGGTATATAGTCGTAGTAAGGGTATACATGCCTTTGTTATTGATATCGCCGATACGTCAATTAATATTGACGTTGTATCGTATGATGGGGCTTACCGAACCGACTTTACGCCGGTTGCTATGAATGCCTTATCATTACCTATTCCCGATCTATTCGCACATAACCCTTGCAAATTCATAATCAACGTTAAGTATATACGTGATGCACTGAGGATAAAAGGTAATTATAAAATGAATTATTGTAGTGACAATCCAAATGCTCCGATTGTTATTAATATAAATCATTTCAAGGCGCTTATCATGCCCTATACGATCAAGGCGCTTATCATGCCTATACGATCATAGACACGTGCATATGGTAACCCGTAGGGGGCGGGTTATTAATAATCAAATAACCATATAAGAGAGGATGGTAATTATGAAAGCCATAATCAACGTACAAACCGAAAACGATCTAGAAGCCGAGGTACAGGATATGATTAACAATCAGGGATACGATGACTTTGCTACGTTTATACATGATCTAGAATATGGTGGGTGCAAGTCAGGAATCATAGACGGTTTGATTACGTATGCAGATACCTCAGCATTTTACGATCGGCACGAAGATGACATTAAGGTTCTGCTGGATTATACCATGAAAGCCTACGGGTATAACTGCATATTGGACATGATCGCCGGGGTGGATTTGCTGGCGCAGACAAAGTATTCTAAAAACATGTTGGCATGGTTCGCCTTTGAAGAGACATGTAATACCCTTGCGGTCCGGCTGGAATGCGATCCAAAGTTTCACTAGCAATAACCCGTAGGGGGCGGGTTCCAAATAAATTTATAACCATATCAGAGAGGATGGTAATTATGTCAGCATTTGTCGTAAATAAAAAACACGTTTTAGAAATTGTTAGGTTCTTGGAAAACCACGGGTCAGAACTTGGTAACAGAATTACAGTTTCCGGGGTTGATTATTCTACCTGCAATAGCCATGATCTATTAACTCTATGCAATATTTTATATGCAGAAAACGTCCGTTCCGTATGCTATAAATATAGCGACGAGCGCGCGGAAACATACGGCATAATCGATACCTATACTTCTGTGGCGGAGACAATCAGCCCGGCACAGTGTATTATGTCTTTGAGATGCCTTGATTACCAGTCTTGCGAAACTGATGACTGGGAGACCACCGGCGCAAAACATATTATTGACCTGATAGAGTATGTAGCTATTAATCGTTTGATCGGTAAAGTACAAATGGAAAAGCTGGAATGGGAATTAAGATAACAGAAAGGGTGTATTATGTCAGAACTCGAACATGAACTACTTACCATACCGCAATCGCTTGTATATGCACGGAAGGTAGGGGCCGTGATATCGTACTCCGGGCTAAAATGCGCCTGTCAAGAGGGACACGTTCCAGGCGCCCGGAAGTTGGGAAGGGACTGGGTCATCCCTTACTTGGGATTACTCCAATACTTGATCAATCGGCCGAAACGCGGTCCGAAAAGAATCATAACCAGCTAACCCTATCGTGTTATGTGACACGGGCTTTAATCTTCCTCGATGATCTCACCGTCTATCACGTTCCGCTGTCGGATCATGGACAACATCTCACGGGCTATATCCTGTGAGATGTTGACTTGTATCCCGTCGGTTTGCTCTTTATACCGCCTGTCCCGTAGCAGGCCGGCCGCGCCAAAAATGAACTTCGCCGCCTCTATGCTGTCCCGGTTCCCGCCGTCCAGGGCAATCTGGATGATCCTCCCAGCGATACTATCGGCACCGCCCTCCCAGTTGACATGCTGGGTGTGATGCGCCAGGGCCCCCGGACAATTTCTTGTGCCCGCCGCTGGAAAAACTCACCCTTGACCTCACCCTGGTTATCTTTGGTGATCGCCCAAGCACCGCCTTTGGGAGCCCCCTTTACAAATGCCCCCGTAACCGTATCGAGAATCGCCCCAGATGCCAAAACCCGCTGGTGCTCCGGTTCCTCTACCGAGATTCTGACAATTTCACCCGTGGCCGCCAGCTTGATATCCCGTATGATCGGGTGGCCATGAGTACCTACCTCTATCACTCCGTCTGTTTTTTCTTCCATGAATTTATTATAACTGGTCGCCGGGGCTGTATCGTGCCGCCAGCCGTAGATCGTCCTCGGTCTGCTTTAAGTATCTGCGCAGGATTTGTAGATCAGCATGACCCAATAACAATTGCAGGGTATAAATATCCATCCCGGAACGCAAGCAGTTTAATGCGTATGACCTCCGGAAGGCGTGGGGATACCAAACCCTGATTTTAGCCCGCTTGCATAGTCGGGCCAGTAAGTGCTGAATACCGCCGCTTGTGTAATAGGTTCCATAGCGATTGACGAATAGCGCCGGGTGGGTGTCGGTTCTGGTTTCCAGATATAGGCGCACCGCTTTTCTTGCAGCGGATCCCAAAAACACCTTCCGGGGCTGATGGTTTTTCGTGTCTGTAAGCTGGGTCTCCCCGGAGATGGCATCATATTGTAGCCGGGTGAGTACAGACCATTCCCGCGCCCGGATGCCAGTATCGTATAGAAAAAGAATGATAGCTTTTTCTTTGACGTTCGCTATTGATAGTAGACTTTTGATATCCGAGATTGGCACCGGGTCGAGCCGTTCAGGAACAGGATTTTTCAGCCTGATCTTACGGATCGCCGTAGTGTGATCGGTTTCCAATTCGTACCAGCGTAAAAATGACCGCATACACCGGAATGCCGCATGAACGCCCCCAGGATTATGGCTCTTTTGCAGGTGCAGGATGTACTCTCTCAAAACATCCGCGGATAACTGATCCATGTCATAGATGCCGTGATCCTCGCACCAGTAAACCCAGGGTAGCAGTTTCTTCGTGTAGAAGTTGATCGTTCCGGGAGATCTGTCGAGTAGAGATCGTAAATAAGATTCACAGAATAAAATAATCCGTTGCTCCAAAATGGTATGTTCCGTCAGGGTCATTTTATACCCCCATATATACGGAATATCCACTGTGTGACCCCCACATATACGGCTTTTTTTATTGTGGCGAGGGTGGGATTTGAACCCACAACCAATGGCTTATGAGTCCACTGCTCCACCGTTGAGCTTTTTGCGTATAGTATTGCGTATATATGGGGGATAGTCATTGTGTACCCCCCATATATAGCGGTTTTTCACAATTCTGACTTAAATATAGTCCATTGTACCAAGTTTCTTTAAGGTTCAAAGAACCAGGAACAGTATGCCAACAAATATCGCAATCACCGACAGATACCAGACCTCTGTACCCAGCGCAGCGATCCCACAGAGGATCAGAACGATCCCATTTCCACGCCTTCTTGCCACTAGAAAATTCCTGATGAATCCCATAGTTCCTCCGTTCTATATAATGATATCTGACACCCACGACAGGTGTCAGATTTAGAAAAGATGTTCTATAATCAGAGCAAAGGGAGATTTTCATTATGCACATCGAGGTAGGTTCAGCCCGTTATAAACTCGTCTTGATCCCATACCTGGCCAACACCGCAGAGATGATCGCCTTGCCCGCTTCACTGGTCGGGCTGATGTTGTGCGCCTCGCAATCCGATAATGCGTCCTGGATGGCCTGTCTGACAAGTTCTGATACAGAATCAGAAATATCCGTTATGAACAAAGCCGCGTGAATACCAGGTAGTTTCTTTTCAATCATTCGGATCGTTTCCACTGATGGAAGCATCTCCGGGTGCTTGATATAACGATTTATTACTGACTGGTTCGCACCCAGCCACTTTGCAAAATCCGAAATACTGTCGGAGTGTTCACCTCTCCATTCTAAATACTGTTTATATAACCATTCTCCAAATTTCATACATACACAATATCACGAAATGACTAATTTTGCAATATTTTATTTAGGGTATTGACAAATAGACAATTAGGCCTATAATCAAGATAAGCATAATATGACAAAGGAGTGATTATCGAGTGAGAAATAAAAATCCAATCAAACAAGGCAGCACAAGGAAAGCGGTTTTGGAATACATATCAGATCATCCCGGAAGCTCATTGATGGAAATATCCACTGGTATTGGTATATCCCGCACCCCTGTTGCTTACCACGTTCGTATTCTGGCAGAACAGGGCGCGGTTGTTTATACACCAGGGAAACACCGCTCATTGAAGGTCGTATGACCTGCGACCACCCGGAAGAAAGTTTTGAGATCAAGGAGGAACGCGATTATCGTGTATTTTATGAGTTTTGTGAGCATCCGTTCACGCTGGCCATCGTCTGTGGAATTTGCGGCCAGATCATTGACCTAGATGTACCTTTCGAAAAGGATGATTATGCAATTTGAGAAGGCTACCAAGAAGAAATCAAAACTACGGCTGGCTATTGACGGCCCATCAGGATCAGGAAAGACTTATACTGCCCTGGTCGCAGCTAAAACCATTGGCGGTAAAATCGCCGTGATTGACACAGAACGCGGATCAGCGTCTCTGTACTCCGATAAATTCAGCTTCGATGTGTTGGAGCTGCACACCTTTTCCCCATCGTTATACATCGAAGCCATCGAGACGGCCGAGAAAGCCGGATACGATGTAATCATTATTGATTCCCTGTCTCATGCCTGGGAAGGTGAAGGTGGGGCGTTGGATATGGTTGACCAGGCCGCCAAGCGTAGTCAATCCAATAACACCTACACCGCATGGAAAGACGTCACTCCATTACAGCGAAAGTTGGTGGATGCCATGCTCCAAAGCCCCGCGCATATTATAGCCACTATGCGCTCAAAAACCGAATACATCCTAGAAACCAATGATAAAGGCCGCCAGGTGCCAAAGAAAATCGGTATGGCACCGATCCAACGTCAGGGCATGGAATACGAATTCACGTTGGTCTGCGATATGGATTTAGACCATAACACGATTGTAAGCAAAAGCCGTTGCGAGTTACTTGCGGATAAGGTCGTCAATAAACCAGATCATAAGTTTTTTGACACCCTGGTCAAGTGGCTGAATGAGGGCGAATCTAAACCAGAACCAAAACCAGAATCTAAACCAGAACCAAAACCAGAACCAGAACCCCTTGCGAGCGTGTTACCTAACACACTCACGATTGAGGAAGCCCGCGCGATGGTTGGTTCGGATGGCATCCCCTACGGGGAGTGTACCAAAGAACAACTGGAAGGAAAGATCAAGGGCATCAACATCGCCATGAAGAAACCAGCTGTTACCGAAGCGAAGATGGATGAGTACCTGAAAAAGCTGCAAGCAGCCAATATCTGCATTACCCAGATGTAAAAAACTTTTCACCCTGGCGGCCGGGGAAAAGACCGCCAGAGAGGATTTAGTATGTACGCAATGTTAATCAGTATGGTTTTAGCATTTATCCTCGACAGAATTACCAACATTTCAGACCTGCCGTTGATCGTTTTTTGTGTCTGCCTGTTCATTCTGGCAGTCAAGAACGGCGCCTTCTCTTTTGGTGAATAACATGAAAGAGATCAATTCTTACAAAGATTTACCCAATCAACCCTGCGCCATGTACCTGCGCAGCAAGTCATTACAGGATGTCATCGCAGGATTTGAAAAACTGTTTGGTCGTGAACCAGAAGAAATTTACGTTCACAAGACCGGATACCTGATCCCGATGAGTGTTTCTGAATATAACCAGCACAAAGCACTCATCGCCATCTATGTGCCGGGGGAATAATGACTTCCGATGAGATATTCCTCCGAGAGTTAGCAGAAAGTGAAAAGTACGTGGATATAGCCGTGGATTGGTACACCCGTCACGGCGTAAAAGCCTACAAAGGACAGATGTACGTTCGGCCATCCTATGAAGAACGTTTCGAGTATTCCGATCATGGAGATTTATTTATTCCAGGATCAGGATGGGTGGACGTAAAACATCGGGATGTAAACTTCCCACCTTACCCCTTCAAAGATGTGTACACCATCACAAAACACGCCTTTGAGCGGACACCGTGCTATCAGTATTTCATCATCAACCGCGATTGCACCCATGCCATGATTGTGGATTCTAAAACATCTGATAGATGGAAGTTAGCCTACACCCGCGGTAAAGACGGATCCCCACTGACGCTGTATTCCGTCCCGGAACACCTGTTCAGGTTGGTGCAGCTATGAAAAAAACGTGGATAAAAATAAAGCGCGGATTGCTGGAACCGAAACACATTGAGAAATTAGGCCAAGCCTGGTATCTGTACCTGTATATGCTGGATCAAGCAGATTGGGAATCTGGTGACGTAAAAGAATGGAAAGACGCCTATGCCGCGGAAGATTTAGCCAAGCCGATCCGAACAATACAGGATCACCGCAAACACCTGGTAGACGAGGGATACATTACCTGCACCAAAAAACAGCATTGTCAGGTAATCAAGATTTACAACTGGACGAACCCTAGAAACTACGATGGCGTTGTGATCAATAAAAACGACCAGAGTACAGAAAATTCTGAATGCAGTAATTACAGTACTCTGGATGAGAGTTCCCCCCAGAGTTCCCCCCAGAGTTCCCCCCAGACTTTTTTTTCTCCCTCTTATTTTTCACACTCTTCATCCAATCACATAACCACAGTATCACAGAATCACAGTGCTGCTGAAAACAATGTTTTTGCTGTTTATGAAAACAACATCGGTTTACTGACACCACTGATTGCAGACGAATTGATCCTTGCAGAAAAAGAATACGGGCCGCAGTGGGTGTGTGACGCGATAGCAGAAGCAGTAAAAGCGAACGTCCGCAGGTGGAAGTATATCCGGGCAATTTTGGAACGATGGAAAACTTCCGGGCGCGGTTCCAAGAAAAATAAAAACGAGGATACCAATAAGTCAATTTTCGGACTGACTTCTGATGAGGAGGACGAAATCTATGGCAACCCTGGCTGAAATCAAAGTGATCATGGGAACCATGTCAATCGCTTATCCGAATTACGTTGCCAAAGAAGGCACGCCGGATATTTATCACATGATCCTATCCGACTTACCCAAAGACGCGCTGGAAGCCGGTGCTAGATCATATCTGGCATCCTCCAACGCATTTTTTCCATCCCCAGGTCAATGGAGACAAGCATCCCTAGACATTATGCTGACCAACAGCGCGCCATCTGCTATTGAAGCCTGGGGAGAAATACTCGCACAATTTACTACCTGCGGATATTACAACGACCCGGTATTTAGCCATCCGCTGATTGAAAGGATTGTCAATCAGTTCGGCTGGAAAAACCTTTGTATGTCAGAGAACCAGATAGCCGACAGGGCAAGATTTATCCAGGCATACGAAGCATCAGTAATTACCGCCAATGCAGATGTGCGCATGTTGCCTTCTGTAAAAACTGTATCCCAAAAATACCAGTTAGGTCGTGCCGGGGATGTTATCAAGAAATTAGCTGATGGAGTGAACCATGATTGAAGATTATCAAAAGTTTTTGAGATGCTGGGATTTCATTGCCAGACTTGTGATGATCGCAAAAGGATATAAGTCGTGTGATGAATTTACCCATGAAGATATTGTAATGATCAATAACACGATGGAGATGCCACAATGAAAATACACCAGTTCAGCTTCCTGGATAACATCCGTGCATGTGAGGATTGCGGAGAAATGTTCCTTTCATTGGATCGACACCGCAAGTTCTGTTGTGCGTGCAGAAGTTTACACCACTTTGCGGCCAAGATGAAATACAAACAGAACGTGGTCTATCCTATTTGCTCCAAACCAAAACATAACACCTGCAACGAACGCTACAACAAGTCGGAATATGTGGTTTTAGATGACCCAAATAACCTTTTCAGAGGTTCCCGGTTCTGCTTATCTGAAATTTTAGACATGGTGGAAGATGGATACTTTTACACAGCCGTTGTAGAAAACCAGAAAACACACCAAATCTGTTTAGCAGGGGAGCTGGCATGATCTGGGTGATGATTACTATTCTGGTTTCTTCCATAGCGTGTGCGGTCGTTTTTGAGAAGGCGTATAAAAACGGCTATCGGGACGGGAAACAATCTGGATATGATATCGGCTATTTTGAAGGCTATACCTTCGGTAAAACGAGAAAACTATGATCTGCACCCGCTGTTCTCTCCCGGGTGATCCTTCACCAGAAGCAGGAATTTGCCTGTCTTGTTTTGACAAAGAACGGGACGAAAAATTCAGCCTGATGCTGCGCGAAATACAGCGCAAAGAAATAAACGAGATGGTTACAGCCGTCTGTCGTATCTGTGGAGATGAATACGAGAAGCGAAAGGATAATCGGGTTCTTTGTTGCGAGAATTGCGCCGGGGAAGCGCGTAAAAGGCAGGTTTCCAACCGTCAGAAAATCCGCGAACAAGTCGCCATGCTGAACGCGAACCTAAATTCTGAATGGGTGGTGGAGTACGACCCGATCCCCGTGGACGAAGGCGGTTTTGAGCGCGGCGCGCGGATCGTGTATTCCAATACCAACTTTGGAGACTATGATTCAATCGCCTTTGTGCCGGGAACTATTTTATATAACTCTAAAACAGGAAAATCGAGAAAGGTCAAGTAATGTACACCCTATTTTTTGATATCGAAACACACGCAAATTTTGACGCTATTGGCTTTATGCCGGCGCCTTCCGCCCCCAGTAATTACAAAGATGCTGAGAAGATCGCGGCCTACATTGCCGAGAAAAAAGCGGAGCAGGTGCAGTCGGCCGCTTTGGATCCAGACTACGGCCAGATCATTGCTATATCCATGCGCCGGGGCGTAGACGGGCAGAATATCACTTATTTATCCAGTGAAATCGGCGAGAAAGAACTGATCCAAGCGTTCTGGGAGGAATATAACCAGGCTTACGGAAGCGTTTGTGGATACAACATCATCGGTTTTGATCTTCCCTACCTGATGCGCCGGTCCATGGAGCTGAATATACAGATCGGATCAATCCCCAATTTGCAGAAGTATAAAACGTCACCGATCAACGATCTAATGGGCGTCTTATATAACTGGCAACAAGCCAAAGGTCTCAAATTTGTCTGCCGGAGATATGGGATACACAACCCATTACCAGAACTCGATGGCTCGATGGTAGAAAGCATGGACGCTGAAACCCTGAAAGCGTACTGCGCCAATGATGTTCACCTGGTCGTAGAACTATTCAAACGGATGAATGGAGTTTATTTCGTGGAGGCACTATGAAAACCTTTCCAGACTATGTAACCGATTTAGAACAAGCGATGGAAATAATGGCTACGTTCAAGCCAAATATCGTAGCGAATGTGAGCGACCCTGTAAGTGTGGCGTTGGAAGTGTCAAATTATATTGCAGGATTGAAAAGCCGCATCGCCGAGCTGGAAGCCACTACTCACTGGATACCCACCAGTGAGCGGTTGCCAGAAATGTATATACCTGTATTGACTATATATTGGACAAAAAATGGCGTAGGCGCAATAACAATGCGTTTTAGAGGAGACGGACATTGGATAGCTATTGAGGATTTAGAAACTGTCATAGGTGACAATAATATTACCCATTGGATGCCACTACCAGAACCACCAAAGGAGGTGGAGTGATGAAAAAATACGAACTGACAGATGAGGTAAATTCCGAAGGATTGCATCGTATCAAGTATCTAATTGACCTTCAAGAAATAAAAGCAGGAGACTTGGGCGGATGGATTGAAGGCGAGAAAAATCTTTCTCATCAAGGCAATGCGCAGGTATATGGCAATGCGCGGGTATGCGGTGATGCATGGGTATATGGTGATGCGTGGGTATGTGGTGATGCGCGGGTATATGGTGATGCGCGGGTATATGGTGATGCATGGGTATGCGATAATGCATGGGTATCCGGCAATGCGTGTGTATCCGGCAATGCGCAAGTATATGATAATGCGCGGGTATATGATAATGCGCGGGTATATGGTGATGCGTGGGTATCCGGCAATGCGTGTGTATCCGGCAATGCGCGGGTATATGGTGATGCGCGGGTATGCGGCAATGCGCAAGTATATGATAATGCGCGGGTATATGATAATGCGCGGGTATATGGTGATGCGTGGGTATCCGGCAATGCGTG